CAGGAGATGGGATATAAGAGCATGTACATCGAAGGAATAAACACACAAAATGTTTGGGAATATAATTCCAAATTAATGGAGAAAATTCCAGGTATAAACTTCAATAATAAGCGGACACAAATTGTTGCCGCTTTCGAGGAACAATTGAGACATGGATTCATTGTTAGGTCTCAGAGAATGGTTAATGAAATGAACACGTTTGTTTATATTAATGGTCGACCTGACCATATGAAAGGAACCCATGACGATTCTATTATGAGTTTGGCGATCGCATTATACATTGCCGACATGAGTTTCGGACAACTTGAAAGGGTGGATCAGGTTAATAAGGCCATTATTGACTCTTGGATGTTATCTGAAAGGTCGTATGAACCTCAACAGTCATTCTATTCTTATGGTCAAGCTTTCGATCCCATGGGTACTATGACGACGGATGGAAGACCTGTAACTGGTAATCCTTTATTTGAGAATGATATAGTGAAAACTCAAAGGCAACAATACGAGACTTATTCATGGTTATTCGGTAATATCAATAAACATAGATAAGCTTCAGAAATATAAAAAAAATCTTTACATTATAACCAATATTTATAGGTATGGCAAAAGAACAAATGACGATCTTTCAAAGATTAACAAAAACGTTCGGTTTTCAAGGGAACACCGTATCGGCACCGCCGCCACCATCGTTTGAGTTTTCGAAAGATACATTACTGAAAACAGACAGTAAGGAAGAATATGAAAAGGCTTTATTACAAGCCAAACAGACTCAGTATATCGCTGACAAATGGTCGAAGCTCGACATGTCACTTTATAATCAATCAGTATATTATGAACCGAATAGACTCTCAGCGTATTATGACTACGAGAGTATGGAGTTTACTCCAGAGGTTTCTGCCGCACTAGACATTTATGCTGAAGAATCGACCACTAAATCAGAAAAGGGACAAATCTTAACCATCCATTCTGATTCAAAAAGAATTAAAGCCATTTTAGATGACCTTTTTTATAACGTACTTGACGTTAATACCAACTTACAAATGTGGACCAGGGGAATGTGTAAGTATGGTGATGACTTCGTTTATTTAAAAATTGACGCTGGTAAAGGTATTATTGGATGTCAACAATTACCAAACATCGAAGTTCAAAGACTTGAAGGGGCAAGACAATCCAGCCCAAATCAAAGTGACAGGGTAAGTTCAAAGTTCCCAACCCGGGAACTACGATTCACTTGGAACAATAAAGATATGGAGTTCCAAGCGTGGGAAATTGCCCACTTCAGGATCTTAGGTGACGATAGGAAACTTCCATATGGTACATCCATGTTAGATAAAATCAGACGTATTTGGAAACAATTGCTTCTGGCCGAAGACGCTATGTTAATATATAGGACATCTAGAGCCCCTGAAAGAAGGGTGTTTAAAGTGTTCGTAGGTAACATGGATGATAAAGACATTGAACCTTACGTACAGAGAATTGCAAACAAATTTAAGAGGGATCAGATTGTAGACCAAAAGAACGGACAGGTGGATATGAGATATAATCAGATGGCAGTTGACCAAGATTATTTCATACCAATGAGGGACATTTCACAAAGCAGTCCTATTGAGACATTACCTGGAGCACAGAACTTGGGTGAAATTGCCGACATCGAATACATCCAAAAGAAAATGTTGGCGGCTCTTAGGATACCTAAGGCGTTCTTAGGTTTTGAAGACGTACTTGGTAATGGTAAAGGGTTAGCGTTACTTGATATCCGATTCGCAAGGACAATCAATAGAATCCAACAATCGATTATTCAGGAATTGAATAAGATTGCGTTAATTCACCTATTCCTTTTAGGGATGGAAGATGAGTTAAACAACTTCACATTAATGATGACCAACCCATCAGGTCAGTCGGATTTATTGAAAATCGAATCTTGGAAAGAAAAAATTACAATGTATAAGGACGCAACGTCCGACCAATCACAGATGGGTATCCTTCCTGTTTCTCACACATGGGCTAAGAAAAATATCTTAGGTATGAGTGATAACGAAGTCATCCTTGATTTACAACAACAAAGAATGGAGCGTGCGATTGGTGCTGAATTAATGTCGACGGCACAGATTATCAGACGTACAGGAGTGTTCGATGATGTTGATAAGAAATACGGTATCCCTGAAGAAGAAAGAAAACAAATTGAGGATACTATAGCCCAAGGCGGAGGCGCTGAGGGTGGAATGCCCGGAGGCGGAGGGGGTGGCGGATCTATGGCCTCTGACTTAGGGGCACCAGCTGGCGGTGAGGCGGCATTACCTGGTATGGAAGGTGGCGGAGCTGCGCCATTAGGTGGTGAGGCTGTCCCGTTAGCCGAAAATAAAAATCCAAGTGAGTCAAGAAAATTTAAGATTCTCTCAATGTTAGGGGAAGATACAAATTTAGAAAATTTATTTGACAACAAAAAGGCTCAGGAGAATATTTATGAAATAGAACAAGTAATAACCGATATAATAAATGACAACACCGATGACTAAATTTGGAGAACTAAAAATCAAAATTCTACACAACCTAACCGAAGCGTATATTATAGGTGATAAGAAAAGAGTTAAAGAATTATTAACAATACTCAAAGAGAACAACGATTTCAGGGAATTATATTTGTTTTATGAGGAAATTGAAAAAATAAACCTAGACGATAAAGAAGTCGCTAAAGTTTATGTTGAAAATGTCGAGAAACTCTTAAAGGAGAAGACAAAGAAAGTTTCCAAATATTGTAAACTAATTGACAAAAAACTTAATGGTGAAAATCTTACTGAAGTTGAGGTGTATAAAATTTTGGATCTTCTTATCGAAGAGGATACTTTAAAAAATATTGATAAGAAGGTATTGGGAAGACAGAAGTTGGTAGAATTCCTTACAACAAAAAAAGATTTAGTTGAATCAACGAATGAATATACCAATAATGAACACTTGTTACAATTTGTGTTAGCTGAGAAGTTCAATAATGATTTTGAGAAAATGTTGAGTGAAGATGAAAAAACTGAATTGTCCAAGATACTATCAATGACAACCGAAGACCTTGTGGACGGGTTTAACACCCTAAAAGAAGAGGTTCGTTCAACACTTGATGACATGGTAATCGTGGAGGCTGATACGGGATTAAAGGAGAAATTAAGAACTACCCTAACTGAAACAGGGAAAATGAAGGTAACCAAATACAACTACTACAAACTACAACAATTAAAAAACGGACTTTAAGTCCGTTTTTTTTGCATAATAATTTTGGTTTTATGGATTCTTTTTCATATATTTATATAACACCATAAAAATTATATTATGATGAAAATACATGAAGACGGGGAAATTTATTACCTTGGGACATTACAACAATGTAAAAATAGGGTATGGTACGGTTGATCACAAAAATTTAAAGACATTATATATCAAATTAAATACGTGGCTGGCACCTGAAAATGAAGACGAAGAGTTCGACAATATCATTTCAAAAACCAAAAGAAAAATTAAATTACGTATATACGATCTCCATTCCGAGTTATTCAAAAAAGAATCTATTGTTGATTTAGACGTTAGAACAAAGGGAATTAAACTCGGAAAAAAGTCATTTCTAAACCTGGAAATAACATTATTCACAGAAAAAACTTTTGATATTCGATCAGATGAGGTGAAAACTCTTATTGAAAATTTCACTCAAGATGTGATTAACTCTGACTTAGACAACGAAATATTGTTTAATTTCCACAAAAATAAAAAATAACTTCTAATACCTATATATTTATAGTAAACTAAAACTATAAATGAAGGTATTAGGAAGAAACGATTTTGGCGTAAAGGGATATTTGATTGAATATGACTCAGGTCAAATCAACCCTCTAGATTTAAAGAACCAACAGATCATCGCCGAGATGAAGAATATGGACTTCATGGGTGAACTCATCCTATATGCCGTCCTACAAAAATATGATACACCCAATAAGAATGGTAGAATATATCCCGAATTTGTTTTAAGACGGGAGAACGACAAATACCAATACCTTATTAAAAACGGTGGGGCCATGAATGAGCTCAACCATCCCACATCATCCCTTATCGATTTAGATAGAGTTTCCCATTCTGTCATTGAAACATGGTGGGAAGGTAACGCACTACTTGGTAAGATAAA